TTATCTGTTGTCATTATTCATCCAATACCGCGTTTACCATGATTACAATTCAAAAAACCAGCGTTTTAACTGCGCTTTCCGCGACGGGTCTTTTTCTTTTTCTACTAAAATAGAGCTAAGAACATCACTTAAAGAATCAGAACGGCGCAGCTTGTGCCGATACCTTCTCGAATAAGGTTCATGTTTCTTACCTGCTGCATAGGTTTGCCTATTAGCCGTTGAAATCGCTCTGCACAGTTTTGCAATGTATGTCATGGGTTGCTCCTTCATAGCGCAATGCTAATAGCACTGCATTTACCCGTCAATCAAAATTTACGACGGCTTGGCTACGGCAACCGCAGAACGGAAGCTGCCCCGGCCTATCCTCTGGAGGCGCTAATAGCGTCTTGCCGTCAACCTTTTTTCCTACGCCCGATGGAACGTCGCTGTAAACTTTACCATTGCGTGCAACGTGCTCGACCCTTGGGTGGCGCTTGCCGGAATGCAGCCATATCCATGAATCTATACCAGCTTCACGGCGGCGCTCGTCGGCCAATGCGCTCGTTACTTTTGCAAGCTGGTCCGATGCAATGCGTATCGACCGCGCCTTGCCCAATTCAACCGCTGCCCGCAATTCCTTCGCCACTTCCCGCGCTGGCTTATTGTTTCGCAACCCGTCATAAATAATTGCGCTCATACGACGCCGGGCCTCTGCGCTCACGTCCTTAACCAGCGACACATTGTAATTGATTGCCGCTTCAAGCGTTTGTCGCACGTCAGCAGCGCCTATCATGGTTCCTATATCAACATTCGTGGCCGACAAGACCGCGCCGCGCCATTTACCGCGATGCCAGCGTTCCACACGCACCATATAACGCTCAAGGGCTGGCGTGATTGTAATTGCCAATAAAGCAAAGCTATTTTCAGCACGCTCGATTGCTGCCTCAATATCGGCAGGGCTATCTTGCATCATGCCGATAGTGCGTGCGTATTCATTCACTATGCTATCAATAGCGCCGTTCCATAGGGCTATCACGGGCGCATAGGCGGCCCGGTATAAATCCGACGCGAAAATGTTTGGCGGGCGTATGTCCCTAATCGTGATTGACTTGCGACGTGGGTTTTTGGCCCGCAAAGTCATTTGCGTTAAATTATATCGAGACATTGCCACACACTAGCGCCCGCTCCGCGCTCCAACCCTTTTTAATTCGCATTCTCGCCGTTGAATACTTGACCCCCGACAATGCTGTTGCTTGCTTCAAAGTCATCTGTCTGCCAAAATATTCGACCATAATATTGTTTCGCCTGTTGGAGCATTGGGCTTTACTCAAAACCCACTGGCAATTGGACGGCTCATAATTTCCATCGTTATCTATTCGGTCGATGCTGTGTGCGTCACTTGGGCGCGATCCCATGTCGGCATAAAAGTTCTCAAAGCTTTGAAGCCAACGATCACAAACCGAAATCCCGCGACCACCGTAATCAAGCCAGTTTCTAACATTAGGATTTGTGCATCGCTGCTTCATTGAGGCCCAAACATAATATTCCGGCGCGTCCTTAGACACGCCATGCGTTTTTTTTGCTTCACAAACTATTGCAGCCGCCTCACGTTGGGCGCAGCCACAACTTTTTGTGTTGCCGCTTTTTAAGGCGCTGCCTTCGCAAAGGCGTTCGGTGCCGCAATCGCAAATGCAGTTCCACAAGTGCTGCGCTTTATCCCCGCGCCCGTAATGCGACACGACTAGCCAGCGCCCGTATTTGCTTCCGGCCATATCTACCGGGGGCCTTGTTTTAACTTTTGCTTTGTTAGAACATGTGATGCTGCAATTGAGCCGCTTTATCCAGTTCACGCCATTTTGGCCGTAATTGCGATAAAACTTTTCACCGCACTGAACGCAATGCTTGAAATCATCGTGAAATTTGTTAGCTTGCCACTTAGCCATGATTGCACCTCGAATGCAGTTATCGGTCAGGGCCAGCGGTGTGTTGGTAGCACCCGCTGGCCTGATTTTAGCTAGCATTTTCCAAGTCTTTTGGCAAGCCTTTGTTAGAGGCCAGCGCCTCCGTTTCACCCGTCAATTCGCTGGGGTCGTCATCATTATCATCCGGCGACTCTTGCTCGAACCCAAAGCGTTCCGTCTCTGGTATCTTTTCAAGCGCAGATTCCAACGCTGGAAGCATACCGGACTCAACAAGCATGGACTGGAAGCCCTCCGCAAATGCCGCATCTGGTATTGCGCCGGTCTCTTGCGCTTTGACAGCCGCCTCGACCTTCATTTTGAACGTCTCCGCTTTTGGCTTTTCATCCGGAACATCAAGCGGAGAGAATTTATACCAAATCGACTTATCAGCCGCACGGCCCGTTGCGCTTGGAATAAGAACGCGGTCCAGCTTATCTAAGCATGGGCGCAGCCGCAACTCTTGCATGGCGCTGACGTGCTTATGCCAGTCTTGTTGCTGTCCCGCGCCGCTCGCATTCAATCCGCCGGGGCTTTCGCCAAGTAACCGCGTGGCTGGAATATCTGCGACCGCACAAAGGCGCTTGTCGAATGCTTCCATAACGTCGGCCATGCCAGACCACGAAACTTGAAACTGGTCTATTTGCTCGCCCGTGCTCGTTCCGTCGCCAGAATCGTATATCGTTACATTGTGAAGGCTCTCGCCCACCATCATAGCGGATAGGCGCTTTGAAAGATGCGATTCACCTTCCGGATCGCCAACGATTTCGGTCAGCTTAGGAATACCAACGCGAACAATGCGGGCTTTATGCAGCAATGCGGCAAAGCTGGCTTGCGCGGTGTCTGTGTTGTTTACAGCGTCAAGCAACCGTTGCAGCCGCGCCTCACCCCAAAAGCGTTCTTCCCATGTCACAGTCGCCATTTGCGGGATTATCTCACCCGTAAATGCAACAACGCGGCTAGGGTCTAACCTTGTCTGCGGGCCGTCGTTTATTGTGAACCATCGCGGCTTGCCGTAATTCGCGGACATTGGGTCTAGTTCAATATCCCCCACCGTCATCTGATAACGGCTCATGACGTGCAAATAAGCAATCTGGCCCTGCGCTATGTCACCTATCGGCTCCGATGGAAGGCCGGGAGCGCCGATAATGATTGCGCCGCCGCCAAGGCCGCGCAGGATTTCGGCTTCATAAATCTTTTGGCGCAGTTCCAGTCTGGTTTCTTCAGCTTCAATAGCCTCAATGTCCACGTCATCCGCATACCACTCGCGCCATGCACGGACCATATCAAGCGCAGGAATGTCGATGCACTTTTTCATCATACCGCTGGAACGATATGTTGCCTGTATCTGATATTGGTCGAGCGGGGTGAAATCGTGAACGGTCGCCATGCGCGGGTCGGCTCTTGTGCCTACGCCTGTCACGGCGTTCATTAGGCCGTCCGCCATTTGCGCTTTTGTTCTAGCCATAGTGCTTTGCTATGCGCTGGGAGGCCGTTAAATTTTACCGCCGATATTTTTTTGCATTTAGTGAAAATAGTTCTTGACGCGCAGGACCAACGGCCCTATCAAAGTTTTACAGCAAGGGGCAATGCCCCGCCAACAAGGAGACTGAAAATGACTAAACAATCCGCACATATCCGCCACATGGGCATCATGATTGACGCATCTTTTAACAAAGACGGATCGATTGCTTTTTACGTTGTAGAAGGTGGCTTTGGACGCTTTTATTCACTGAACGTGGCTAAGGAAATTGCTGAAGGTAGAGCAAGGAAAAAGGCATGACCCCATCCACATTCCAACGCATCCGCGCAAATCTAGGCATGACACAAACACAACTTGCCGCCGTTTTACGTATTGAGGACATTCGAACAATCCGCCGATGGGAGAGAGGCGAACGCGCAATAAGCGGTCCAGTTTCGTTGCTTATGGAATTGCTGGATGATGGTCGCCTGTTACCCTAGGGCCCTAATGTCATAGGACGATCCGCCTAGCGCAAGTTCCGAAAAAGCGTCAGCGGCAGCGTCTACTTGGTCGTCATGTGCGCCCGCTGGGAACAAGCACATTTCATCTAAGAACGGCGCAACCCATGCATCACGCGCAGGGTCGCCCGTAACAAGCAGCTTTACGTTACCAGCCTCGGCTTGGCTTGCCAGTGGCGCGGCTCGCGTTGCTTTGTCACCTGTAGGCCGTTCAACTTTCACCGAATAACCAGCCAGCTTTCGCACCATCATATCCGCTTGGGCCTTTCCAGCCTGTCCGGGGTCTTGTGCAAGACGGATTGTAACTTTTGTGCCGTCGAACCCAGCCTGATTGATAATTGACCGTTCAACGTCCATTGGGGAGCCTTGAAAGCGATTAACACCGCATATGATAAATTGCCCCGAGCGCGTCCGCACCATATCGACGCCAGCGGTCCAGTCTGGATTGTTTGTCGTGGTCTTCGCGGTAGCGGCCATATCCCATGCGCGGCAGCGACGGGCAATATCGGCGGGCAGTGCCCCAATAGGCTCAAACCAATGGCGCTTGAACAATCCACCATCACGCGGGGCGGGCGCTTGCTGTAGCTGGCCCGCAGTTGCATAAGCGCCCAGCGTTTTTTCAAGTTCAGCAACTTGGCTTTCAGGGAATCGTTCCGGGAACATTAGTTCACCCTCAACCTTGCGCGGATCGCCAGTGCCTACGTGCCATTTAGACCGGCCAGCCTCATAGCGCATTGGAATGCAAAGGTGCTGATAGCCTAAATCCATCGCAACCGCGCTAACGTCCTTTTCATGCAAGCGTTGCATAATTATGACAATGG